TTGTCATTCTTCCTCCTCGGTGAGGTGTGGTTGCCGCACGAGATTGTGCGGCGTGAACGGTACCTCCCACCTTACCGGGGAGGAGTCCCCCGTTGGGGGCGATTTCGAGGAGAAGTTGTGACGCGCGAAGAAGTGAGGCCCGTGGCCTACAGGGTGCGCACATTTGCGCAGCTGATTGAGGCCTCGGACTCGGGTGTTCGGGAGCTGATCGCGTCGGGTGCGATTCGCTCATTCAAGGTCGGGGGCTTGTTGAGGATCCCGGCTTCTGAGCTGGTGAAGTTCACCGGCCAGAAAGAAAAGTGCCCCTGCGGTTGCGACGCGGGGCACAAGAACCAAGAGAAAGAGAAGGTTCATGCGTAAGAATAGCACGCCCCACAGGCGTTTGCGTCCGTGGAAGTCCCTGATCGGAGGCGTGTGCGTCGCGGCGGCGCTCGTGATCGCTTTCGGCATGCGCAGCCCAGACAATCAGAACGGCTGGCCTGAGTGGCTGTTTTTCCCGGGTGTCACGCTCGCCATCGTCGGCGGTGTCCTCGTCTACGCAGAGTGGCGGGAGGGATCGCTGTGAGCGCGGACATCTTGGCTGGCCTTGCCCTGGCGCTCTTGGCGTCGATGGTCGTCCTGACCTGGATCGTGTGGCGCGGCTCGGCTCGCGCGGCGACCCTCGCGGACATCGCGGCGCGTATGGCGAAGGACGCGGGCAAGGCCCGCACGCAGGGTACGACGCTCCTGCAGCGCACGGCTGATTTCACTTACTACGACCCGTCCGGCGACGACTCTCTGCCGCACATCATGTGCCTTGCAATGCAGGACGTGATCTTCGAGGCGGAGGTCAACGGGTGCATGGCGGTCGACACGCCGTGCGTATCCGTCGATCTCGACCGGAAGAAGATCCGCGTCGTCCTCGAAGTCCTGCGCGTCGCGGACCTCCCGGTGGGGGTCGAGTGATGACCGATTCGACGTGCACGGCACCGCTACCGCTCCGACTCGAAGCATCCGACGACAGGCCCTGCCACGACAGGGCCGCGCGGGAGAACGTGCGGCAGGCAAGGAAGCGGGCGCTCGCCTACCCGACCGAGGCTCACGACTCTGGGAAGCGCGCGACGCGCGGACTCAGCTACTACCCGTCAATCAGGAAAACCAACAAGGAGACAGACCGATGAAGATCAAGATTTGGGCCGCAGCCGCCGCCCTTACCATCGCGGCCATGTCGCTGCCGTATGGCGCCGCATACGCCGCCGACGAGGATACGCCGCCGATGACAGCGCAGGTCACGAAGGCGACATCGTCCTCCCGTCAGACCTCTAGCGAGGTGACAGTCGCGGGAACCTGGTCCGCACCTAAGCTCGCGGTCGGGCAGTCGTTCACGGTTTCTACCCAGCCGACGAACGGCGGCACCCCGTTCACGTGGGCGGCGTCGTTCCCCTTCATGCTCGACGACGGGTCGGTCGTCGGCGAGTGCAGCGCCGATCAAGCAACCCTGACCTGCACGGTCACCGAGGTGCCCGCAACCTACGCGGACAAGACGAACGTGACCGGCACCTGGTGGGCACGCGCCCGCCTTCAGAACGCCGCTGTCGGCACGAATGAGGGAACGATTACCCTCAACGGTGAGGTCGTGAAAACCCTCGTGTGGGGCGACAAGGACGGCACGGGGGTCTGCTCGAACGATTGTGACGGCCCGGCGCACTACGAGTACGCCGAACCAGCCAACGTGAAGTTCGGGTGGACTAACGCGAACGGCACTATCGGCTGGGGCATCAAGTGGGTCGCCGAAGGCGGCGTCGAATACACAGTCAAGGACTTCGACACCCCATTGAACACCACCGTTCGATGCGCTAAGGCCGCCACGTGGGACCCGGCTACGACCGAGATCGTCACTGCGACTCAGGTAAACAGCAATACGATCAAGTTCGTCGCCCCTGATGGTGTCAAGACTTGTGTCGTCTATCCTCCTGAGCAGGTGAAGGTGCCTGAAGGCCAGACGTCCGTGACGAACCACGCTGAGGTGAACGGTCTGAAGCTTGAGGCGACTGCTTCGGTGAAATCGAACGGTGGCACAGATGGTGACGGCAGTGTGAAGCCTTCGCCGAAGCCCGAGCCGACGCCCACCAGCCCGGCCACCGAACCGACCCCGGAGCCCGAGCCGACGCCGGACACTGTGAAGCCTCAGCAGGAACCTACGCCGGCCACCGTCCAGGCCCCGCAGGAGCGCCTCGCAAAGACCGGCGCGACCACTAACGGCCTGCTCCTGATGATCGTCGCAATCATGGGAGGCGCAGGCGCTGGCCTGCTCCTCCTCCGCCTCCTTGAAGGCCCCGCGAGCAAGAAGAAGGAGGAGCTGTGAGGTTCGAGGACAAGATCACCGTCAAGCTGAACGCGCTGGACGCGGCGATTGCATCAGTCCTGCTCGCCGAGAACGCCGGCCGCCTCGCCCTTGACGCGCTGCTCGCAGACAAGACCGCCGAAATCGGCGGAACCACCAACAAGGAAACCCGCGCACTCGCGGACGCTTACATCAAGGTCGGGCAAGCCCTGGCCTTCGCGGTCATGGACGCACCGGAGAGCCGAGGGGTGGAAAGCACATTGGCGCTCGCCATGAGCACCGTGCTCGCGGAAGCAGCCGTCGCTGCGGCGGATGAGGTCGGCACCGCGAAGGAGGCCGACGAATGAAGGTCGCACAGGTTCCCGTCTACCTAGACGCAGAGCAGGCGCGGTTTATCCGCGAGGACGCTCAGGAGGCGGTACTCGCCGCCGATGAGGATCTTGAGGCGACGATGCAGATCTCGAACCTGCATGCGCGTCACCTCGCGCGGCGCGAGATCTCGACTCAGCGCGACATTTACGTCGAGATCGTCAGCAAGCTCGAAGAGGCAGAGAAGAAGCTCGACTGCGGCGAGTACGAGCTGCAAGAGAGCGACTGAGCATACTCCCCGCTGAGCGCGGCCACGGGGAGGCCACCCGCAACCAAGAAAGACAGGCGGGACAGGTAAAGAGCTCGCGCAGCCCGACCAGCAGACACCCGGGTGCAAGTCCCGGGCGGGCACGAGACCCCGCGCGACGAACGCGCGGGGACAAGCACAGAAGGAACAAAGATGACGACCATCAACGACATCGAGGACAGGCTCAACGCAGTTGCGTTCTCCGGCCGCAGCTACCCCGGCGCCTCGCGCGAAGAAGTCGCGGCAGCGTACAACGCGACCGTCGCGGACTTCGAGGCCAACGCTGCTGTCGACATCGCGTACCTCATCGGGCGAGTGCGCGAGCTGCAGACCGCGATCGTCACAGCAGCAGCGGAGCTGAGCGATGCCGCAAGCGACATCGCTGAGAGCTACGCGGCGGACGACGAAGAAGCAACGGAAATTCGGGTCATCATTGGCGACCCAGTGGACAAGCTCGTCACCATTGTGCAGGGCGCGGAGGCACAGACAGAGGAGGCCACCAAATGATTACCGTAAAGCGGATCCGTAAAGCGCCGGCATACGTCACAACGTGCCCGGTGTGCCACACGCGCATCGCCCCCCAGGGCGCGAACGTGCGCGTCGTCATCGACGCTGAAAGCGAGGCGACCGCAATCAGCGCGATCACGCACGCGGCGTGCGCCCGCGTCGTCATCGACTTCACCCGCGAGCGCGGGTACGCGCCTGCTGAGCTGGCGGAGGTCGGGGCATGGATCGAGGTGGAGCGATGAGGCCGATCTGGACTCTCGATGAGATTCTCGTTCCGTCCGCGCAGATGCTTTCGCTCAATGATCGGGGTGACCGTCGTCGCGTGGCTCCGATCGTGAAGAATTTGCGCACGATGGCGATGATCCGGGCGCGTGCGGCAGGCATCGGGCGGTCGGAGAGGCTGCGTCTTGTCGCGTGGTTGCGGTTCCCGGACGCGCGTCGTCGTGACCCTCATAACTACATGCCGACGTTGAAGTCGCTGGTCGATGGTTTCGTTGACGCGGGTGTCCTGCCTGATGACGATAGGCGTCACCTGCAGGGGCCTGATCCGCGATGCGATCTGCTCGCGCCGATGACGGCGAAGTGCCTCGGCTCGCAGATGGTTGGCATCACGTTTGAGGCGTATCCGTTCGAGGGCCGAGCCGGGACCATCGGCTAGGCAAAGACTAGGAGCGTAAGGGAAGGCCATGCAGGGTTTGGAGCTGTTCGAGTACACGGGTCATGAGATTCGTGTGCAGGTCGACGAGTCGGGTGAGCCGTTGTTTGTGCTTGCGGATTTGGCGGCGGCGCTGGGCATCGCGAACGTGGCGCAGCTGAGGTCGCGCCTGAGCGATGACCTATGCCTGACATACCCCATGCGTGACCGTCTCGGTCGGGCGCAGCAGGTGTGGGTGGTGACCGAGCCCGGATTGTACGAAGTGGTTATCCGGTCGGATAAGCCGGAGGCGGCGGCGTTTCGTCGTTGGGTGACGGGCGAGGTGCTGCCGTCGATCAGGCGGCATGGCGTGTATGCGACGGAGTCGGCGGTCGATGCGATGCTGGCTGATCCGGAGACGATGATCCGGACGTTGACGGCGTTGCGTGATGAGCGTGCGGCGCGCATGCGGGCGGAGGCGGCGGCTGCTGAGGCTGTGGCTGAGGTGGAGGCGCAGCGCCCTCACGCTGATCTGGGTCGTGCGGTTGCGGCCTCGGGTGAGGCGGTGCTGCCGAGCGTGTTCGGCACAGTGTTGTCTGCGCGGGTCGATGGCATGGGGCCGAACAGGTTTTGCAGGTGGCTCCGTGACGCGGGCTACGTGTATCGGCGCGGCGGGCAGATGGTGCCGACCGCTCGCGCGGTCTCTCAGGGGCTGCTTGAGGCGTCGGAGGTGCAGGTGCCTGGTGGTGGTGTTCGTGTGCAGACGTGGGTGTTGCCGAAGGGGCAGGAGCGGTTTGCGCGTGAGCTGCTTGCTGAGCGGGCGGCGTCCTGATGGACAGGTTCTGCCCGGATTGCGGCGTGCTTCTTGAGGCTGGGCACGCGCGGTGTCGGCTGTGCTTCCTGCAGTTTGAGGCTCGCCATCAGAGGTTGACCGAGCGCTTCTGGAGGGAGCGTAACTACCCGGAGTTCAGGCCACGTGACTTGTTCCCCGAGGACATGGAAGTCTCATCGACGCGAGAGGAGATCATACGATGAGTGAGACGCAGTCAGGATCCGATCATCAGATGTTGGGCCCCAGAGGAGATGAGGTTGCCGGCAGCGCCGGTAAGCATCGGGGCTACCCACGTCTTGAGGATGGTTCCACAGTGGGACCAGAATTCGTTCCGCTTATGTTCGTCCGTGATACACGTTGCGAGGCTGAACGCAGTGCCAGCCGCTTGCGTGCTCAGTGCGCGAAGCGCAACAACGTCTATGTCTTCTCCATTGAGGAGATCAAGGCAGCGTGCGACCAGGTATCGCAGGTAGCCGAGAGCGTGCTCGGGCAGACCGGAGGCTTGCCCGGTGATGTAGTCCTGCATCTTCTCAAGGGCATCTTGGAGGGCATCGCGAGCCTCCGGGGTGAGGGGTTCGGGCAGAAGGCCCCGGCTGGTGACGTCTTTACCGATGTAGCGGATCATCGAGATCTTGAGGTCCTCAAAGGTGATACGGGTCTCGTCCCAGTTGTTGGTGCGGAGTAGGAGCGTTTGGTGAATCTCGTCGAGAAGGCCAAGCGCGGCATTGTCAGCGTCGCTCGCCCGCGCGAGTTCTTTGGCTTCGAAGAGGGACTGCATGACTCGGCTGTGAAAGTCAAACCACTCGGTATCTCCCGCGAGCGACATGAGCGCCGAGGTGTACCGCTCGTTCGTGGAGTTGATTGCTTCGAGGTGCGAGGCGAGGTCGTCAAAGGGGTTGTTGCTCATGTGTCGAATCGTAGCCCGCCCCAGGCTGTGTGAGCGTGTGTTTGGTGAATGTTGAGTATGTGAAAGGAGGAACCACCTATGTCGTGGCTGAAAACGAGTGATACGGCGGCGATGAATCCGCGAGTGCTCGCGGTCGCGTCGGTGCCGGGCGCGTCTGTTCAGGATGTCAATGCGGTGTATGGGTTCGTGCATCGCTGTGCTGTGTATTGCGCGCAGTATCGGGGTGACTATGTGATCGAACCAGCGGCGTATATCACGATGGGTTTTGGTGACCATGAGCGCCTGATTGACTTGGCGGTACAGGTGGGACTCATGTTTTGGGTCGAGGACGAAGCGGGGGTTCGCTCGCTGCGCGTGCTTGATGATGAGGACAATTTCGTTCACATGCTCTCACCGGAAGAGAACGAGTGGGCAGCGCAACGTAATCGCGACAACCGTGATTGGACCCTCAAGGGGCCAGTGTTGTTGCGTGACGGCGATAACTGCAGGTATTGCGGTGTGCGTGTGACGTGGACTGGCCGCAAGACCGGTCAGCGGCGTGGGACGTTGGACCATCGTGTGCCGGGTGAGCCTGGCACGGTGGACACACTCGTTGTCGCGTGTACACGTTGTAATTCGTCGCGTGGTGAGGATGAGTCGGGTGCGTGGGATCGCGCTCACCCTCTCCTCCCGGTTCCCGCACATCCGGTGTGGGGGAAGTGGACTAGGCGCAACCTAGTGGATAACGGTTTCCTCGACGATGTCGAGTCGCATGGTGATGCCGTTGACGGTCGTAGCGACCGCGCCTCGGGCGCGCCCTCGGTGGGTGTGGCCTCGGGTAGCGTTGACGCTCCTGTCGGCGTGGGTGTCCCCGTGGGGTCCGAGGGTAACCGAGGAGAGGTCGACCCCGGCGCACCTGATCAGTGCGCGCCCGAGGGTCCTTCTCCTCGTGACCCCGCCCGCGAGCGCGATTCCGTCGCCGGAGAGGCAGTTGTATCCAAGGTGGCGTCGTCCTCTCCCCCACCTGGAGGTGGGTGTATTCGCGAATTATTCGCGAATAGGGATCGAATGTCGAGGGTTACAGATTCGAATGCGTCGGGTCGGGCCGGGACGGGTCAGGCCGGGACGGGTCAGGCCGGGACGGGTCAGGCCGGGACGGGTCAGGCCGGGACGGGAGAAGCGTCCCTTGCATCAGAGAAGAAGAAACGTAAGAGAAGGAGAAGGCGATGACAGACGAGCATGCGCAGGTGCTGGACAGGCTTGAGGATGCGATAGGTGCTCTGGTTGCGCAGAGGCATGGGCCGGGAAGGCTGATCGGGGCCTGGGAAATCATGATTGAGACGATTGATCCGTCTCGTCCGGACGTGACAGCCTGGATGACGGACGGCCGAGGGTCGATGCTGGCGCGGCGCGGCCTCATTGAGGTGTGCCGCGACCAGTACCGGAACGACATCGAGGATGTGGTCGATGATGAGTAAGGCGCTGACTGGTGAGGTGTGTCCGGTGACGGGTGAACCTCTGGTGCATGGTGAGTATCTGTCGCGGGGTGGGGCGGCGCGTCTGAGGGTTGCGACTCAGAGTCTGCCGGGCCTCATGGCTGATCTCGCGTACATCACGTCGCGTAAGTCAGTGCCGGAGGGTGGAGGCTCGAAGGGGCATTCGGTCTCGTCGCCGCCGCTGCGTCTAGCGCTGATGCTTGAGGTCGATGAGATGGCCTCGGCATTGCAGACGTGGGGTGACGAGTTGATCCGTCTCGTCATGGGACCGAAGTACAGCGTCCCCGCGAGGGATTGGCGGATGGTCGCGCAGCTGTTCGCTGCTCACGAGGACCGAATTCGACGGTGGCCGCTGGCGGCGCAGTGCGCCGACGAAGTCCTGTACTCGATCAAGCGCCTTGAGCGCCTCGCGGCCCCGGCGCATGCGCGGCTCGTGTTCGTTGGCAAGTGCCCGCGTTGCAGCGCTGATCTGCTCGCGCGGGAGGGTGCCGACGAGGTGAAGTGCCGTGAGTGCTGGCAGCAGGTGGACTGCCGGACGGCCGTCGTGCTCATGATGGCCGAGGCGAAGCGGCTTGAGCTGCCGCGTCCGCGTGCGACCAGGGTCGCCGAGCTGATCGTCGGTAAGCCGATCAAGGACGCGACCGTGCGGTCGTGGTGTCAGCGGCGGAAGCTGCGGCCGGTCTCGCCGGAGGTCGGTCACCGCACATACAGGGTCGCTGACATCGTCACCCTCGCATCCTGACAGGAAGCACCCCGGGGGCAGTGCTGCTAGTACCCCGGGGGTGGTTCCATACCCGGAGGGGCTTCGCGACCACCCCCGGGGGGCCTGCAAACACCCCTGGGGGTGTTCTGTACCCAGGGGGCCTGCGAAACCACCCCCGGGGGTGTCGTGAAACACCCAGGGGGCTGGTCTTGCGGATCGTGTGCAACGGTGTATATTTCTAGTGTGGCCTTTCACGTAAGTGGGGGGCCATTCGAGTTTGGCGAGGGGGTGGCGCGCATGGTGTCCTCCCGGACGGGCACGAGCCAGTACAAGCACTGGCGCAGGAGAGTGCTCGCGGCCGGCCGAGCAGCTGGCGTCACGCACTGTCCCTCGTGCAATGTCCTTCTTGATTATGTGAACACGCGGACGCCGTCGTCGGCCGAGCCTGATCACATCCTTCCTCATCGTTGGGGCGGCAAAAACGTCCTCGAGAACGGTCGAGTGCTGTGTCGCAGGTGCAATCAGTCGCGTGGTGATCGCGTGAACGTGCCAAAACGGCAGGTTCGGGCGTCCTCAGTTGACGTTGATTGGTGAAAATAGCCTGTTTGTGGCGTGATTTCAACGAAAATAGGGGCACCTCCCCCTCCCTCCCCCACCGCGAGTGCCCACAGCGGTATAGCGCCATACCCCCCCGCTTTCAGGCGGGTTGAGCTGGAAAAACGCTGACCGACCGTGTTTGTTTCGCACGCGGCCACTGGGGAGGCGTGGTGAGGGTCTGGCGCTAGCGGTAGGCGTTATTCGTTGGTTTTTGGCGGTTTAGGGGGTGGTTGTGGTGGCGAAGAAGAAGGCGGATGCGTTCGATGAGCTGGACGCAAGGAAGAAGCTGCTCGATCTGACCCTCGCGTCCCTCGAGTACGCCGAGTTCGATAAACGTGCGCCGCTGATTCGTGAGGCGCGCGCGTTGATTTCTGAGATTTCAGGTACTTCGGGGGCTGCGGTCCCGGGGTCGGTGAAGGGAGAGGGGGGCCAGGTTGTCGATTTCCAGCAGCGATTGGCGAAGCATCGAGCAGGCTCCCCGGCTGCGGGTCGCCGTTGAGCGTCGCGCCAAGTCCTTCGGCGACCTCGCGGGCGAGTTCGCGGCCTCGTTCGGTCTGACGCCTGATGCCTGGCAGCAGCTCGTCCTTGACGATTGGCTCGCCGCCTCGGCGAAAGACGAGTGGAAGCACCCCGTCGCCGGCCTGTCCGTCCCCCGTCAGAACGGCAAGAACGCTCTGCTCGAGATGCGCGAGCTCTTCGGCATGGTCCTCCTTGGCGAGACCGTGATTCACTCGGCGCACGAGGTCAAGTCAGCGCAAGCGCACTACCGCAGGTTCAAGGAGTTTTTCGGCAAGAAGGCCGACGACGAGGCCGCTCGCTACCCTGAGCTAAACGCGATGGTCGAGCAGGTCAGGAACGTCAACGGCCAGGAAGCAATCATCCTCAAGAACGATCCGTCGCGCGGCTGGCACGGCGGCTCCCTGCGCGTCATCGCTCGCTCGAAGTCCTCGGGCCGCGGCTTCACCGCCGACCTGATCGTCCTCGACGAGGCGCAGGAGCTGACCGAGGACGCTCTCGAAGCGATCACCTCGACCGGCTCGGCCGGCCACCTCGGCAACTCCCAGGTGCTGTACACGGGCACGCCGCCCGGCCCGAACGCCAACGGCCAGGTGTTCGAGCGCATCCGAGAGCAGGCACTGTCCGAGCACCCCGGCGCGATGTGCTGGCACGAATGGTCCGCAGATCCGGACAAGCCCCTGCGCATGGACGACGTCAAGACCTGGGAGGCCACGAATCCCGCTCTGCTCGCAGGCAGGATGAAGCGGGCATTCATCGAGTTGGAGCGCAAGACGCTCTCAGATGAGGGCTTCGCGCGCGAGCGCCTCGGCATGTGGCCTGCGAACGCAGGCGCATCACGGGCCATCGACCCGACCACCTGGGACGCGACAGCAGCGGACGCGCCGTCAGATGGCATCCGCTCGTTCGCAGTCGCTTTCAGCGCGGACGGCAAGCGACAGGCCCTCGCAGGCGCGCTGAAAACCGGCAGCGGCCCCGACACGCGCTTCCACGTCAACGCTATCGACACTTTCACCGGATCGACGGACGACGGCGTGAAGGCCGTCGCCGACTGGCTCGCCGCCCGCAAAGACCGGACAGCACAGATCAACCTCGTCGGCGGCTCCGGCGCATCGGCGCTCGCGGACGCTCTGCAGATCCGTGGGGTGCCCGCCAAGATCGTGCACATCATGACGACTCGCGAGTACCTCGAATCGTGCTCGATGTTTTTCGAGGGTCTGCGCGATGGCAGGATCACGCACCCGGCAGGTGATCCGGAGGATGCGCTCAACACGGCGGTGGCCGTGTGTGACAGGAAGATTCGCGCCCGCGACGGCGCGTGGGGGTGGGAGGCGACCATTCCCGATGGAGATGAGACCCCGCTGGAGGCCGTGTCTGCGGCTGTTCTGGCGGCTAAGACGACCCGGCGCAGGCCGGGCAAGAAAGCGAGGGCCCTGTGAGCGCCAAAAAGTTCATGCTCGCGACCCCGGTGTCGTTCTCGGCTCCTGTTGTGCCGGGGCTGACGCCCGCAGAGCAGTCGGCGCTCTCGCAGCTCACTGAGCTGTGGCGAGTCAAGCAGCCGCGCAATCGCCTGCGTCAGGCGTACCTCGACGGCGTCGTCAGGCCGGACAACCTGAACATCTCGGTGCCGGACGATATGGTCGATCAGCTCGGCGCGGTCATTGGGTGGCCTCGGAAGGTCGTTTTCGGCCTGTCGGATCTGCTGATCTGGGACGGCGTCACCTCGTCGACGGGCAGCGACAATCCCTTCGAGATTGGAGACCTGCTGGCATCGACCGGCTTCGAGTTGGAGATCGCGCAGACGATCCCGTCAGCGCTCACGCACTCGGTTGCCTTCCTGACGCTGCGTAAGGGCGTCGAGGCGGCAGGCGAGCCGCCCGTGATCATTCAGGGGCACTCTGCGGACTGGGCTGCGGGCCTCTGGGACCGCGTGCGCCGCCGCCTGTCCTATGGACTGACTATCGACGACATCGACGACGCAGGACGGCCGACACGATTCACCCTGTACACGGTCGACTCGACCTACGTCGTGGAGCTAAACGCGGCGTCGGCATGGCGGATCGTGCACGCCGAGCTTCACGGCATGGGTGCGCCGATGATGGAGGCGCTGCCCTTCGAGCCGTCTCTCGACCGTCCGCTCGGGCGCTCGCGGATTTCCCGTGACGTCATGAGTATCACTCAGCGTGCGATGCGCACGGTGCTGCGTGAAGAGCTGGCTACGGAGCTGTTCACCGCTCCTGGCATCCTCCTGTCTGGCGTCGATTCGGACCTGATCGACGATCTTCGCTCGTGGGACTGGAAGCTGGGCACGATCAAGACGATCTCGTCCGGTGAAGAGCCGGAGGGGCCGAAGGTGACGGTCTTGCCGCAGCAGTCGGCGCAGCCGTTCACGGAGCAGATGCGTGCGCTCGCGACCGAGCTGTCGGGTGTGTCGTCCCTGCCGGTCTCGTCGCTCGGCGTCATTCAGGACAATCCGTCCTCGGCGGAGGCTCTGTATGCGGCGAAGGAAGAGCTGGTCATCAAGGCGAAGAACGCGCAGAGAGTGTTCGACGCGGCGCTGACGCGAGTGTATGCGCACGCGGTGATGATGCGCGACGGCCTTGACGAGATGACGCCGGAGCTGCGGTCTCTGGCGACGCGCTGGGGCGATCCCGCGCACCCGTCGATTGTCTCGCAGTCCGACGCCATCGTGAAACAGATCAGCGCGCTGCCGTGGCTCGCCGAGTCGCCTGTCGTCCTTGAAGAGCTTGGGTACTCGGGTTCGCAGATCGCGCGCCTGATGTCGGACAAGCGCCGTGCGGAGGCGTCTGGTCTCCTTGATCGACTGTCCGCGCCTGATGCCGCTGACGTAGACGCGCCTGCTACTACCGAAGAGAAGTAGAGATAGTGAGGGGGCAGCGTGCATATCCACGACGTGCAACAGCTGGCGCGGACGCAGAATCGCGCGGGTGATGTCGCTGAGCGCCGACTGCGGGCGCTGTGGAAGCGCCTGCCTATCGATGATCTCGGGACGCTTGAGGACGCGCTGTATCAGCTGTATCCGCGCCTCGTGGAAGAGTTCGCTGAGGTCGCGTCGTCGGCGGCGCTCGAGTGGTACGAGAAGCAGCGCGAGGCCGAGGGCATCGCAAAGGCATACTCCCCCGCACTGCCAACGCGTCTCGTCGATGAGAACGAAGCGGCGAAGATCGTCGGAGCAGCGATCCGGGATCTGCGCGAGGGCACAGGCCGAGCGAGAGCGCTCGCGAGGCTCACTGACGGTGCCCGCAAGATGATCTCTGACGCCGGCCGTGCGACCACGCAGCACGCGGCCGAGCGCGACCCGAATAAGCCCCGATACGCTCGAGTGCCGACCGGAGCGGAGACGTGCGCCTGGTGCATGCTGTGGGCATCTCGGGGATTCGTCTATAAGAGTGAGGAAACCGCGCAGTTTAAGAGGTCGCACTTCAAGTGCGACTGCCAGATCGTCCCCTCATGGGACGCTCATCCGCGCGTCCGGGGCTACGATCACACGCAGTACGAACGAATGTACCAGCAGGCGGTCGATGACCTCGCTGATGAAGGCGCATACACAGACGACATCAAGACGATCGCCGCGCGCATGCGCGAGCTGTTCCCCGACCAGCTCACAGACGGGCACACTCCCCAACGGGTCTCCAACGACGGTACTCTCCAACGTAGCGTGATAGACCGCGACCGGAGCCTGGCGCTCGCCACTCTCCAGGAGCGTGGCCTCACGCCGGGGGTCGCGTGGAGACTCCCGCCGCGCGAGATGACACAAGCCCCGAAGGATTGGCCAGATGATCTGCCGCCACTTCGCGCGAAAGAGTGGCGGCACACACTCTACGGGCTAGGCCATTCAGGCGGGCACCTATCGGGGTATGGATGGCGGTTTGGGAGGACCGAATTCCCAGCTGATTGGACGGCCGACGACATTGCGCAGGCCGGCGCTCAAGTGCTGCGCGAACAGGGCGTCCGAGAGGGCGTCAACGTCGCGTCTGCCACTGGGCGAGTCAACGGAGTAACAATTCGCGTCGCCTATAGAAATGACGCGAAAGGATATCGCGTAAAGACAATCATTCCGATTGAAAAGTAGGTACAATACACCTATGGACACTGACGCGGTATCACAGTTCGTGCGCGACGCTATCGCAGCGCTCGAAGCGCTGGGTGCCCGCGACGAAACAGAGTATCTGCGCACGATGCTCGAATACGACGGCCCGGACATCGACGGAGCAGTCTCTTCGCTCGTTAAGTACGGTGCCGTCACTGTTGCCTGGATTGATCGGCTTGCAGCGATCAACGATGCAGAGGGCGGTCTCTTCGATGAGGAGCTCGCAGAACTACGCGAGGGCATCTCCACAACCGAGGCCACAGCAGCGTAACCCAACACCATCACCAATCTCCCCCGTACCGAACGCGGTGCGGGGTTTTGTTATGCCCGCTTCCGCAAAGGCAGCGGGAACCACGCTCTCCGCAATGGAAGGAAAACCCACCGATGGAAAACACCACCGATCAGGATCAGGAGATCAAGGACGGCGCGCAGGCTCCGACCGAGACCTCCACAACCGCCGATACAGCCGTCCAGGACACCGAGAACGTCGACGCCAGCGAAGCCTCGCAGGAGACCACGCAGGACACCGCCGTCGAGGACTGGAAGGCCCACGCCCGCACGTGGGAACGCCGCGCCAAGGCCGACCACAAGCAGCTCGAAGAGCTCACGGCAGCGATCAACGGCAAGGACACCACCATCGAGGAACTGCGATCTCAGGTCGCAGCCCTCGAAGCGCAGGCGCACCGAGCAAAGCTGATCGCCGCCGCCTCCTCCGAATACGGCGTCCCCGCCGACCTCATCCACGGCGACACCGAGGACGAGATCAAGGAGATCGCGCAGCGGCTCGCCGACTGGCGAGGCACCACGGCCAACCCGGCCGTGCCCGCGCTCGCGGACTCGGGGGCTGGCGTTTTCCCGCCTCGCGCGTCGTCTCTGTCTCTTGATGAGCAGATCGCGGCGGCGCAGAGCGCTGGCGACTTCAAGCTGTCGGCGCGTCTCAAGGCGGTCAAGCTCGCGAGCCTGACCGCTGAATCCACCAACTGACAACACCCCCTTCTCTTGACAGGAGATCCAGATGCCCGGCATCAACGAAATGGCAACCACATACAATTGCCCGAACTACGTCGGCGAGATCTTCGCCGCATCCCCGGAGGACACGCCTCTGCTGTCCTCGATTGGCGGTCTGACGGGCGGCGAGTCCGTTGAGTCGACGACCTTCGGCTGGCAGGTCACGGACCTGCGCGACGCCGCCGACAACCGTCAGCGCGTCGAGGGCGCGGACGCTACCGCGTTCGAGACCCGCACGCGTACCAACGTCGAGAACGTGCTCGAAATCCATCAGGAGGCCGTCTCCGTGTCGTACACGAAGATGGGCGCTCGCCGCCAGTACGGCCCGACCGGCACGGCCGTGCAGCTCGGTTCGACCACGCTGCCCGCTGACGAGCTCGCCGAGCAGCTGCAGGCGCAGATCAAGCAGATCGCCCGTGACGTCGAAAAGACTTTCATCACCGGCACCTTCGCCAAGCCCACCACGAACGCGCAGCCCCGCAAGACTCGTGGCCTGCTGCAGGCCATCACGACCAACGTCGCGACGACCACGCACAAGGCAAGCGAGCTGACCGCAGACGACGTCCTCGATCTGATTCAGAAGGTCTGGGACGGAGGTGGCGTCCAGGAGACCGAGACCCGCACGATCATCGTCAGCTCGACGCTCAAGCGTGCCCTCACCCGCCTGTTCGTCAAGGACGGCTTCAAGCAGGAAGATCGCAACGTCGGCGGTGTCAACCTCAAGATGCTGGAGACCGACTTCGGGTCGTTCAACATCATGCTGAATCGCTACATGCCGGTGACCAAGCTCGCGGTCGTCTCCCTCGAGCAGCTCGCACCGGCGTTCCTCGAGGTGCCCGGCAAGGGCCATTTCTTCGCCGAGCCGCTCGCCAAGACCGGCGCATCCGAGAAGGTGCAGCTGTACGGTGAGATCGGCCTTAAGTACGGCAACGAGAAGGCGCATGGCGTCCTGACTGTGGCGGCGGGCTGATTCATCGTGGCGAAGAAGAAGACCAGCATGGTGACGCTGCGCTGCGACGCGATCCCGACCCTGCTCATCACGACCCCGCACGTGCAGTTCGAGGGCGGCCTCGCGACCGTCCCAGCCGCTGACGCCGAGACCATCCTCGACATCCTCGGCGACGACTTCGGCATCACCGGCACGGACGGCGACCCGCAGCCTGAGCTGACACCCGAGGAAGCCACCCCCGCAGCGTGAACCGACAAATGAGGGAGCCGCCACCGCTGACACGGAGGCCGCGCCAACCGACTAGCAGCTAGGAGGGCTGAGAATGGCTCAACTGGTCGACCCGCTCGACGTCAAGATCACTGCATTCCGCCTCCGCTACGGCCTGAACGAGGAATCCCAAGTTGGTCAACAGGTCGTCGAAGCAGCCCTCACCCGAGCCGCACGCATCGTCCGCGACGAACTCGCCACCGACAAGATCGACCTCGCCGCCGCGCTCGCGGACGGCACGATCCGGCGCGACTCGTATGAGGACGTCGTCTGTGACATGGTTCGGTATGCGATCCGTCAGCAGGCGGATGGGTTCGCGTATGGGGCGACGCAATCGACGGTCACGGGTGGCCCGTACAGCCAGTCCTCGACGTTTAGTGCGCCGGTCGGGTCGATGAGCTTCACGAGGGTTCATCGGCGCAGGCTAGGTATTCGTCTGACTCGCTTCGTGTCTGTCCGGACGATTGGGGAGCGGCCGTGATCTTTGGGGATGTCATACAGCTAAAGACCAGGGAGGCCGGTGGGATCGACGAGTTCGGCAATAAGCGTGCCTCGTTCAGGCAGTCGATCTCGGTCAGGAACGTTCTGGTGGCTCCGACCTCGTCGCAGGACTTGGGGCCGGAGCGACCAGACGGCGACGCGACGATCATGACGTTTCACTTCCCGAAAACATACACCGGGCAGCTTAAGGGCTGTCTGATCGGGTGGGGCGGCTCGTGGTGGGAAGTGATCGGCGATCCGAGGCCGTACAGCAAAGATTCCACGCCTGGCGTGTGGAATCGGCCCGTGCAAGCAAGGCTGGTGGAGGGATGACGCAGGTAAAGATTGTGATCGACAACGCCGGCCTCCGCGCGTTGTCGACGCCGATGATTGAGTCCGCCGTTCAGCGGATCGCGACGGCGGCGGGCAAGGGCTTTGAGCCGTCTGTGCAGCAGGGCAAGACGAGGCCGCACGGCATCGTCAAGACTGCGACGTTCAAGGCGCGCCGTGACAATGCCCGGCATAACGCGTTGTTGAAGGCGCTGAATGCGGGGCGCGTGTGAGGTCATCGACAGCCGAACTCATCGCGTACTTGAAGCGGAGGTTTCCGGACACGTCGGTCTCGAACCGCGTGCCGGAGACACGCCCCGCACGGTTCATTACGGTCGAGCGCACGGGCGGGCAGCGCACGCACCTGTGGGACTCCCCGATGTTCGCAGTCCAAGCCTGGGCTGCGACGGAGGCTGAGGCGTCCGCGCTTGCTGATGAGGTCGCCGTCGCGATCTTGGACTGGCCGCGCGAAGCAATCGTCGCGTACTCCGACGTGCGTTCGGTGTACGCCTTCCCGGACCCGGATGCCCGGGTTCCTCGTTTTCAACTGACGGCGAGTGCCACATTGGCGCTCGCCTGATTCTTTACTCTTGACAGGAGAGTCACATGGCAGAACAGAATTCTGCGCTTGTTACTGCGGCTAAGCCGCAGAAGGGCGGCGCGTTTTTCGCCGCTCCGCTGGAGACACCGATTCCCGCTGATGCGACGACCGCGCTCAACACGGCGTTCGTGAAGCTGGGCTACCTCTCGGAAGACGGTTTCGAAAATCCCATCGAGACCGAGTCCAGCGACTTGAAGGCGTTTGGCGGCGCCGTCGTCCTCACGCAGCAGACCGGGTACAAGGAGACCTTCAAGACGAAGCTCCTGCAGTCGCTCGATCCTGACGTCCTACGTGAGGTCTTCGGGCAGGAGAACGTGACGCAGGCTGGCGGTGCGGACAAGACGATCACCGTGCGTCACAACTCGAAGATCCTGCCCCGCCGAGTGCTCGTATTCGAGGTGCTGCTCACGGGCGGTCTCGTCAAGCGGATCGTGATCCCCGAGGGTCAGCTCACTGAGCGCGGCTCTACCGTGTACAAGGACGGCGAGGCCGTGGGTTACGAGGTGACCTTCGCCGCGTATCCGTCCGCGAAGATTGACGGCGACTGCGCCCGCGAGTACATCGCGAAGGCTGCGGCCTGATCGATCTCACAATCGTGGGAGAGGGGCGGAGCCCGTCTGAGTACCATCCCGGGGCGCAGGCGGGGTCGCGCCCCGCCCCTCTTCCATTCCAACCCAATTTAGGCGCGACAAAGACTCACAGACTTAGAAAGGTTGAGCGCGATGACTTTTTACAACCAGATGGTGCCTGGCAACCCCGATGACGTCGAGGTCGAGTGGCACGGTGGCCCTCGCGAGCAGGGCGGATACGCTACTGCTCGTCACCATGACGGCAGCGCATTGCCGATGACCGGCGAAGAGATGCTCGAGCGTGTGAGCGGCATCCTCGGAGTGTCTGAGCAAGAGCTGGCAACTGCAGTAGGTGTCTCGAAGTCGGAGCAGCAGGAGCCTACCAGGGTTCATCAGGGACCGGTTCGGACTGACCTGCAGGGGCTGCGCGCGATCACGGTCGCGGGCGTGCAGCTCACGGTCGACCCGACCGTTTTCGATGACTTCGAGCTGCTCGAGTCTCTCGCGGAGATTCAACGCGGTGACATCCTCGCTCTTCCGGTCGTGTTCCGCGCGGTCGCGGGCGATCAGGCGCAGGAGCTGCTCGACGCTGTTAGGGATGAGCGAGGCCGAGTCACTGCGACCGCCGCGACTGAGATGCTCGTGCAGATCATGAATGAGCTGGCCCCAAAAGCCTGACCCTCGCCGCGATCCTGACGCACGCGCCCGATGAGCTGGAGGCGGACTTCCTCCGGTTCTTCGGGCGCGCGCCGCGTCAGATGCCAGCTAGGCAGGCAGCGCGCCTCGCGTCCGTCGTCATCAAACAGACAGAGTCCTGGACGCTGCGTGCCCTCGACCAAGAGTGGCAGTGGCGCTCGCTAGACACGCACTTGGCCGCGATACAGGCCGACTCGCTGCGCTGGCTCCAGTGGGCAAAAACCGAGAACGCGCAGAAGGGCAGGGGTGTACCGCCGCTGATTCCGCGCCCGGGCACGCGAGTTGAAATCGACCATATGCCCGACACGGACTGGATCGATGAACAGCTCAACGCAGCCCGCACGCCAGTTGAAAACTAGATAAGGAGAGGGCATTGGCCGAAGGTGTTTCCCTGGGCACAGCTTGGATCGACGTCGTCCCGAGCTTCAAGGGCTTGAAGAAGCGGATCGAGGAAGAGCTCGGAGCGCTCGGGACAAGCGCAGTCACTGAGGCATCGGAGTCCTGGGGTTCGAAGATCGGGCAGGCACTATCGAAGCACATCGGTGGTGCCCTCTCCTCAATCGGAAAGCTCGGCCTCGGTGGCGTCGCCGCAGCGGTCGGCGGCGTCACGGCCGCGCTCACGGCGGAGATCCCCGCGGCGATCTCCGCGTCCGACGCCACCGATAAGTTCAAGAAGACGCTCGAATTCGCGGGCGTTGACCCCTCGCGCATCAAGCAGCTGACCAAGGCTGCGCAGACCTACGCTGACCAGACTGTATACGATCTGTCGGACATTCAGTCGGTGACGGCGCAGCTTGCCGCGAACGGCGTCAAAGACTTCGACAAGATGGCCGAAGCAGCCGGCAATGTCAACGCCATCGCGGGAGGCACGAAAGAGACCTTCAAGCAGGTCGCGCTCGCGCTCGTGCAGATCAACGGCGCGGGCAAGCTCACGACGCAGGACTGGAATCAGATTGCCGCAGCCATCCCCGGCGCGTCTGGCAAGCTGCAGGAAGCCCTGAAGAACAACGCGGCCTTCACCGGGAATTTCCGCGATGCCATGAGCCAGGGCCAGATCACGGCTGAGGAATTCAATCAGGCCCTCATGGACCTCGGATTCACCGACGTCGCCGAGCAGGCCGCGAAGTCCGCCTCCACCTTCGAGGGCGCCTGGGGCAACCTCGAAGCCGCCGTCGAAAAGGGCCTCGTTGCCTCCCTCGACAAGGTCAAGGAACCGCTCACAGACATCATCAACGCAGTCGGCGACCAGCTCGGCCCCGCCTTCGACAGCGCGGGCAAGTACGTTGACATCCTCGCTGGAAAACTGCGCCCCTTCGCCGACGCCATGAAGGACGGCAAGCTCACCCTCGAGGACATCGCAAAAGCACTCGGACAAGCGACCGGAGGATTCGCCGCGCTCGCGGGTGCAGGCACGCTGCTGGCTGATCCGGAGCTGATCATCGGAGCGTTCGACGCACTCCCGTCGCCGTCTGCGATCACGGATAAGTTTTCGGGGCTTGAGGGTGCGGTCAAGGAGGGCGTCGGTAAGGTTTTCGCGCCGGCCGCCGAGGCGGTCGGGCAGCATGCGAAGAACCTTGGTGACGCCTTGAAGTCTGGCGCGGGTGAGGCGGCGTCGAATGCGTCTGCGGCGATTGGTGAGAAGCTCTCGGGCTTCGGCCGCGTGATCCGAGAGGCCGGTGACAAGCACATTGGGCCCTCGTTCGGGACGCTTAGTCAGAAGCTCTCCGGTGTCGGCGGCGTCCTCAAGGAGGGCGCAGGCAAGGCACTCGAGCCAGCGATGCAGGCGATGCACGGCATCGGCCCGAAGATGGGAGAAGCCCTTAAGGGCGCGGCCGGGTCGCTTGGTTCGGCAGCTGAGGGGCTGATCGAGCAGGTCGGCATGTTCTTGAACCCGGCGCGTTTCGGCAAGGTACTGGCCTTCGGCGGTCTCATCACTGCGGCTGTCGCCGGTATTGGCGCGCTGGTGCAAGCGTCGGGCGGCGAGCTCACGACGCAGATTCAGACGATGATCTCGGACATGATCCTCAACGTCTCGAAGTACGGCTCGGAGCTAGTCTCGAACGCGCCGCAGCTGATCGCGTCGGGCGCTGAGGCTGTCAAGACGCTGATCACTGGCATCACGAACGCGCTGCCTGTCCTGCTGAACATGGCCGGGCAGATCATCGAGGCATTCGTGGGGTCATTCGCGTCTTGGCTTCCGCAGCTGATCCCCGCTGCCGCGCAGATGATCGTCGCGCTCGTGAAGGGCCTCGTCGATATGCTGCCGCAGCTCATCAACGCGGGCGTCGAACTCATCAACGGGCTAGTGGCAGGCCTGACAGCCGCGATACCGGTGATTGTCGCAGCGCTGCCAGGCATCATCACAGCGCTGCTCAATGCGCTGTCGCAGGCAGTGCCGCAGCTAATCCAGGCCGGGCTAGACCTCCTGCTCGGGCTGGTCAACGGCCTGGTGGCGGCGCTGCCAACGCTAGCGACAGTGATCCCGCAGATCATCACGACAGTCGTCACGACACTCGTGACGGCACTGCCTCAGCTGATCGAAGCGGGCACGCAGGTCCTGCAGGCTCTCATCGATGGCCTGGTGGTCGCAATCCCTCTCCTGATGGATATGCTCCCGCAGATCATCACAACCATCGTGGCCACTCTCGTCCAGAACCTGCCGTTGATCATCGATGCAGGCCTGAATCTGTTGATGACGCTGATCAACGGCATTATCACGGCCCTGCCACTGATCATCGATATGCTCCCGCAGATCATCACAACCATCGTTGATGTGCTCGTCCAGAACCTGCCGCTGATCATCAATGCTGGAGTGCAACTCCTGATGGGCCTGATCAACGGGCTAACGACCGCGATTCCGCAGCTCATAGCGATGCTGCCGCAAATCATCACGACCATCGTGACGGTACTCGTCCAAAATGTCCCGAAGATCCTAGCGGCAGGCATCGCGCTGGTAGGAGGCCTCGCATCAGGACTCATACAAGCAGTCCCCGCGCTGCTAACCGCAGTAGGCCAGATCACAAGCAAAATAGTTTCGGCGCTAGACAACGCGCCAAAGTTGCTATTCGACTCGGGCAAGAAGATCGTCCAGGGCCTCGCCAACGGCATCTCATCGATGGCGTCAGCGGCGAAAAACGCTGTAGCGGGCGTCATGAGTTCTGTGCGAAACCTGCTGCCATTTTCCCCGGCGAAGGAAGGTCCTTTCTCCGGCAAAGGCTGGTCACTCTACTCGGGCCAGTCGATTGTCGAAGCGCTCGCGGAGGGCGCTGCCTCGCGGTCGCCATTGTTTGAAGAGGCAATCCGGGAGACGATGGCCGCAGGCCAGGCACAGCTAGCAGAACTGGAGCTGGGGGCGATGCGCGTGTCTGCGGGGCTGGGCGGTGCGTCTGGACTGGCCAGAATGCAGGTGTCGGGGCCTCAGACAGTCGTAGTGCGTGACTCGGACAATGCCCTCATCGGGCGCATGAGGGTAGAAGCGTCGGGAGCTGTGTCGGAGGGGCTGGCACCCGTGTCTCGAGCAGCGATGCGCGAGCGCATCGGATTCTAGAGAAAGTAGGGGTAGAATGGCAATCCAGTGGTCTGCGTCGTCCGGGTACATGTCTGTCGGCGTTGAGCTGTGGTACACCGGAGAGCCGGCGTCTGGGGCCGTGGAGGTATATGCGCAGTTTTGGCTGCGCTCGGACGGGTACGGGCACCAGTACACGGCCCCGACATCCTGGTGGGGAGCGGTCGGCTCGGGCAGCGAGCAGGTGGCTTTTTCATCGCCGCGCGGCGGCACCGTGTACAAGGACATGGGCACGTCGCACTGGACGGAGGAGCTGTCGCCAGACGCCGAACGGTGGATCAAGGTCGGGTACTCGCTGGGACCGATCTGGAACGGCGGGCATCCATCTCTGGAGGCGTGGCTGAAGCTACCTGCCCGCCCAGCCAAGCCTCCGACAGCCCCGACATTCTGCGAGGCGTATCTGCGCCCTGACGGAAAGTCAGTGCAGGTGTTGTGGCCGCTGGCGAAGCCTGCAGACAAGGACTCGCCAGTAAAGTCCTACGTAGTCGAGCGCTGGGATGCGTACGCCGATAACTACTCGGGACCGTGGCTCCCGAGAGAATGGCACGTAATAGCCTGGGTCGACGCGACCGGGTCTGATCTCGTGAAATTCTCGATTGTCGATGACAAGGCGATCACAGAGAATAACCGCTATTGGTACCGGGTGTCGGCCTCGCCGATTATCCCAACGCGGGTGCGATACGCATCTGATTTCTACCCAGGCCCCGCGTCGCCGACGTCAGTGGGTGTGTCGACGCAGCCGTCGGCGATCAATAGCGTGAGGGCGTCCAAAAACGGTCAGGGGCAGATCGGCGTGACATGGGACATTTTGTTCCCATATCCAGAGGACGCGACAATCGAGATCTGGGACGGGGATACGAAGGTAGGCGAGGTGCGTGCCGACGCCGACGTCTGGGTCCATGAGACGGCAGACCTGCAGATGCCACACACATACTACGTGTACGTCAAGACCGACAAGCTAGTATCGGAGCGTTCTGCAGCGTCGAATACGATCCAGGTCCTGCAAAAGCCCGGCATCCCAGACGTCACGGGACCGACGGCATACGCGCCAGTCGGAGGTGTGACGTTCGAATGGGCGCACAACTCTCTCGACGAGACCGCACAGGAAGCGGCGGAGATCCGCTACCAAACGGTCTACACCGAGGCCGAGAATGGGCACAGAGTCGGGGACACATCTGCGTGGACGACAGTCGCGGTCTCAGGCAGCGAGCAAGAAAAAACTGTGGATCTGCCTGCAGGCACAATCGCCTTCCAGGTGCGCACAAAGGGCCAGTACCGTGAGTATTCGGAGTGGTCTCCAGTGCGGCGATCCGTGGTGACGTATCCGCCCGTCGTTGCCCTCGCTCCCGAGGCGACGACACTCGACAAATCAATCTTCGAGGGCGTTCTAACGGTCTCCCACGTGCGCGGATCGTCGTCGACGATCCGATCTGTCGTATGCGAGCTGCTCTCAGAGCGCCGCCAGGCGATTGAGCAGATCAAGGGCACGGCGGCGGCGCTAAAAGCGGTGCCAACTTTCACTCGCACAGAGCTGCGGTTTAAAGCACGCCTGGAGAACAAGGCCGCGTATATCGTGCGCGTAACACTCGTGGACGGGTATGGCCTGGCCACGACCGTTGAGCGTACATACAAGGTCGAGTACCCGACACCGCCCAAGCCGATCGTGACTGCTGTGTGGGAAGAGGATGAGGGCGATATGTTCATCTCCATCGCTGCCCCAGCTGTCCCGCAGGGCGCGAAGACGCCTCCGACGGTCGAGACGCGCCTCGAACGCTCAATCGACGGCGGAGCGACATGGACGATCATCGCAGACAAACTCCCGCCGTCAACCATGTATAAAGACCGCGAGTGTCTAACGAACGGGACAACCGTGTATAGGGTCACTGCGACGTCAGCGCTGCCATCATCGTCGGCGACAGTGATAGAGGCCGTTGCGAATTCGCAGGCGGTCTGGCTGAGCGCCGGGCCAGGCTATTCCCAAGCTGTTCGGCTTGCCTGGAATCCTACGACTGCTGTGAGTATGGGATTGGTGAACCGAGAGGTGAAGCACTTCGCTGGTCGGCGTCTAGGCGTCGAGTTATCGGGCACACAGCGTCAGCGGGTGGTCTCCATATCGGCGTCACTCGTAGATGCATCCATGCGAGAGCGAGCCGCGATTGAGGATCTCGCGTACATGCCTGCACCGTTCATGTATCGAGACCCACTCGGGAGAGTGCTGTACGGATCTCTTTCTGAGGTGCAGCTAAGTCGTTCGATTGGCGGTGTGTGGGCCGTCTCTGCAAAGCTGACGGAGGTGAATCGTGGGTGATTTTGCGCCGGTGCGGCAGGCGGATTATCGGGTGATGCTGACTACGCCGGACGGACAGGACCTGGGCCTGCTCGATGGCGTTGAAGCGGGCACGGTGACGTTGTCGGCGTCGTCGAGGCTGCGGGCCTCGGGGCAGCTGACGTTAACGGAAACGCCGCAGGATGTTGACTGGTTCAACGTGCATGCACGCGTGGATTATGAGCCTGTGGGCATGGCCGGGTGGCCAGTAGGGACGTTTGTCATGTCGTCCCCGACGCGGGATGTCTCAGAGCACCGGGTAACGCGCAGCGTCGAGCTGCTGAGCACGCTCGCTTACCTGGATCGCATGAGTACAGATCAGGTAGAGCAGGTCGAGGACGCGCATTTGCGGGCAGGAAACAAGTTCAGTGTGGTCGATAGGTGCGTGAAGAGAGCCAGAAACGCGAGATTTGGGTTTCGGGAGTTCAGGGCGGCGTCGTCAGTGCCTCTCATTAACGAGGCGGTCGTGTACGACGTCGGGACTAACGTACTCACGATGCTCAACGACTTGGCGAGGCTCGTAGGGTGGGGGGCGCTAACCCCGGACGGATACGGTGTGATCCAAGGGGAGCCGTACGTGCGGCCAGCGCAGCGCCCAGTAAAAATGGCTTTTCGTGAGGGTGAAGAGGCAATCCACTCTGCATCGTGGACAATCGACCGCGATCTGTTCGCGGTGCCAAACGTCGTCATCTGTGTAGGCACACCGGGATCTGACGACACCAAGCGAGGCGAGGACAGGTATTACGCGGGACCGTCTCCAGCAGTGGTCGGTGTAGCCAGGAATGACAGTAGGACTGACCCGCTCTCGACTGTAAATCGCGGCGAGGTCGTTCACGTCGAGACAGGCGTGAAAGTCACGAGCCAGGAAGCGATCGACCAGTGGGCGGCTCGCGTACTCGCGGAGAAGTCAATGCCAGCGGCCACGCTGGTTATCGAGCATCTGCCAGTCAACATCCGACCGGGTGACGTCGTTGAATTCGTGTCGCAGGGGCAGCGTCTACGGGGCACGGTACAGAAGATGGAGATCCCTCTCTCCCCTACCGCACTCGTGAAGACAGAGATCAAGGAGATTCGCGGTGAATGACGTCGATTATCTAGCCGCTGTGGTCGCGGATCTGCGGAAACGGGTGGACGCGCAGCCGTCCTACCGGTGGGGCACGGCGGTGCGGGCCTCGCGCCAGGGGCAAGTGAACGTGCAGCTCGACGCAGACCTATGGCGCGTGCGAACTGACGAGAATGCCGCGATCACATCGGTTCCGGACCGGCTGCTCACCCGGAAGACCTATCCGGGTGACAGAGTCCTCGTGCAGATCCACGAGGGAAACATGCAGGCCATCGCAGCGACACGCACGTACCGAGACCGGTATCTAGACCTAGCCGACCTCAACATCGGTGGAGGTGGAGGCGGAGGTGTAGGACCGCAGGGGCCACCGGGACCCATTGGCCCGAAGGGCGAAAAGGGTGACCCCGGGGAGCGTGGCCCACGCGGCGAAAAAGGCGACCCAGGAGAGCGTGGCCCACGCGGCGAAAAAGGCGACCCAGGAGAAGCGCTCACAGTCGTGACACCGGCAGGCGTGATCGCTGCATTCGCCGGGTCAGCGGCACCAACCGGCTGGCTCCTGTGTGACGGCAAAGAGTACGACCGTCGAACATACCCGGCGCTCGCGGCAGTCTTCGGCAACGGAATGAAGTTTCGTGTGCCTGACCTACGTGGACGGACGGTGCTGGGAGTGAATGCGGCGCACAAGCTCGGCGAGCTGGGCGGCGAAGAACAGCACGCGCTCACGGTGGATGAAATGCCGAGGCACTCACACCAGATCGGCGGAGAATCAAGCTACTGGCCCTCAGGAGCGGCGCTATACCAGACAAACTTCGGAGGCGGCTCAGCCTGGACAGGCATCGCAGCCGCAGGGAGTGGATCCCTGGATAGAGCAATCGCACAGCCAGAGGGCCATGCAAAACCACTCAGCCTGCTACCGCCGTACATGGCGCTGAACTACATCATCAAGACCT